GTTGCTTGAGAAGGGCAGCTCGGTCATGTCGGCCATTCACAAGCGGTTGCATTACAGCCAAAAGCTGGAGTTTCAACTGCTCGCCAAGGGCTTTGCTGATTTCTTGCCAGATGAGTATCCTTACGATGTCCCCGGTGAGAGCCGCGTCATCAAGCGCAAAGACTTTGACGACCGCATCGATGTGTTGCCTGTTTCTGATCCCAATATTTTCTCTGTTGCTCAGCGCATCACCATGGCGCAGACCCAGTTGCAATTAGCGCAAAGCGCACCACAGATGCACAATATGTACGAAGCCTATCGCCGTATGTATGAGGCGATTGGTGTGCGCGATATTGATCAGATTTTGAACACACAGAATGTGGACAAGCCCAAGGATCCTGCAAGTGAGAATGCACAGGCGCTAGACGGTTCTCCGCTTAAAGCGTTTGCTGGACAACAGCATGATGCTCACATCATGACGCACATCTTGTTTGGAATGTCTCCTTTGATGCAAGGAATGCCAAACGTTGCTGTGAGTTTGCAAAAACATATTTTTGACCACATTCGACTGAAGGCGGAAGAGGACGTAGAGGCAGAGTTGTTTAAGCAGTATGGTACTGATCCCGAAAGAATGGTCTCTGCTCTACAGCGTGAGGCAATGATTGCTGTAAAGGTGGCACAGGGCTTCCAAGAGGTTAAAAAATTGGGAGAAGAGCTGTCAGGGGCAGGCAATCAAGAGGATCCGTTGATCGCGCTTAAGAAACAAGAGCTGGAACAGTCCGCTAAGCGCGATGAGGCCAAAATAGGCATTGATCAGGCTAAGTTGCAGCTCGATCAACAGCAGGAACAGGCTGACCAGCAAGAAAGTCAGGCTAAATTGATGCTGCAAACTCAAAAAATACAAGCAGATATGTCTAAAAGGGTTAACTAAAGGGTTAAAAATGCGCAATAGACCAAAAATGCCACAAAAAATGATGCAAAAACCACAAAATCCTATGCCTAAAGGGCCTCCAAAGGCCAAGAAGCAGCCGGGACCAACATTTATTTACAGAAAAGATGCGTTTAACAAGGTAAAGATTACGTAATCTGATGCATAATGCAAGTACATCCCTCGGACAAGGGCCTTATTGTCTGCTTCATTGGAGTAATCCATGCTTGAGTTTTCAGAAACCGTGTTGACAACAATTCGTCGCCTCGAAAAACAAACGGGTGACATGATTTTGTCTGGTTCAGTGCGGGATATGGAGCAGTACCGGTTTTTGATGGGCCGTCTAGAGGGATTTCGTTTTGTTGAGGAAGCTGTAAGAGAGCTTCTTAGCAAGAATTCCAATCAATGAGGGCCAACATGACAGAAACTACTGCGTTAGAAGCGAAATGGGCACAAACTGCCAAAGAAGATGAGGCTGCCAATGCGCTTGCATTGGCTGAAGCTAAAAAAGACCATCAAAGTCAAGTTGACACTATCTCAAACCACCTTCCTACGGCCACGGGTTGGCGCGTAATCGTTTTACCGTACCGTGGAGCGCGGAAAACTAAAGGCGGAATTGAGTTATCTGATCAAACGCTTGACCGCCAACAGCTTACGACTACATGCGCTTACGTTTTGTCAACGGGGCCTTTGGCATATAAAGACGAAGCTAAATTTCCTACCGGTCCTTGGTGCAAGAAGGGGGATTGGATTATTTTTGGCCGTTACGCGGGTGCGCGTATGGCTATTGACGGGGGTGAGATCCGGATTCTTAATGATGACGAGGTCTTGGCCACGATAAACGACCCAGAAGACATTCTGCACATGTGAGGTAACTAATGGCAACAGCAACAGACACACAACTAGAGTTTGATTTAGGGGAAAACGAGATTGAAACGGACGTTTCTCTCCCAGAAATTAATAAAACAGAAGTTTTTGAAACATCCGACCCCAGCAGTGCGGAACAAAACGCTGCTCCTTCTAATCGTGAAGAGCTGGAAACTATCAGCGATAACGTCCAAAAACGTATCTCTAAGCTCACCGCCCGCATGCGAGAGGCCGAGCGCCGTGAACAAGCTGCGGTTGAGTACGCCAAAGGCTTGCAAACACAGGCTCAGACGCTTCAACAAAAACTGATTCACACAGATTACAGCCGACTGAATGAAGCTAAAACACGGCTTGATACTCAGCAGACGGCACTAAGGTCTATTATTCGCAAGGCCCGTGAAGAGGGCGACATTGATACAGAGACGGAAGCCAACCAACGTTTGACGGATTTAACCATGGAGCAGCGTCAAGTTGCTGGGTGGTTACAGAGTCAAGAGCAGCAGGTTCAAGCTTATCAGCAACAGCCACAGCAACAGAATTATCAGCAGCCTGCGCCGGTTTATCAGCCGCCTCAACGGGCCGCTCCTAGTCCTCAAGCGGAAGAATGGGCAGAGCGCAATCCTTGGTTTGGCCAAGACCGTGTAATGACCTATGCAGCATGGGGCATACATGAGACGTTGGTAAGTCAAGAAGGTGTTGACCCTAACTCTGATGAATACTATACTGAGCTTGATCGGAGACTCCAAACAGAGTTTCCAAGTCGTTTTCAGAACTCAGGTTCTGCTTCTCAAATCAGACAACAGCGTGCCGCGCCTGCTGTTGCCCCTGCCAGCCGGAGTTCCGGAATTAATAGTGCGCGCAGAACTGTCCGGTTATCGCCGAGTCAGGTTGCCATTGCAAAAAAACTGGGTGTACCTCTTGAAGAGTATGCTAAGTACGTAAAGGAGTAAGTCATGGTTGAAAAAGTTACTATCGATAGAGCCGCTCGTTCTTCCGAAACTCGGGAAAAAGAAACTCGTCGCAAGCCTTGGAGTCCTCCTTCGCGCTTAGATGCACCACCTGCCCCTGAGGGGTATAAGCACCGTTGGCTTCGCGCAGAGGTCAATGGAAATCTTGACAACCAAAACATTTACAGCAAGCTTCGTGAGGGATATGAACTTGTCCGTCTCGAAGATCTTCCTGAGGAATATCGGGGTATGCTTCCAACGATGGACGACGGCAAACATGCCGGAGTTGTTGCTGTTGGAGGACTTTTACTCGCTAGGATTCCAGATGAAACGGTTGATGAGAGAAATGCTTACTTCCGTAAAAAGGCACAGGACCAGTTACATGCGGTGGACAATGAGATGATGCGTGAGAACGCACACTCTTCAATGCGGCTTCAGGCTCCAGAACGGAGTTCTCGCACAACATTCCGTCAGTCGTAAGACTGATAACTTCAATTTTTAGGAGATTTAAATGGCTAATATCGATAAAGCCTTTGGTCTGCGTGCTATTGGTAATCTTTCAGCTACTGGTGCTCAAAAGCAGTATGGCTACGAGATTGCTGATAATCAGGCCGGGACAATTTTTCAGGGTGACTTGGTAGCCCTTGCAAGTGGATTCATTACTCGGTTTCTTCCAGCTACACACACTGCTGCGGTAGGCGTGTTTAACGGTTGCAACTATATTGATCCCACTACAGGCAAACCAACTTTTAAGAACTTCTATCCGGGCTCTGTCAACATCACAGCAGGTAAAATTGTTGCTGATGTGATCGATGATCCTAATCAGTTGTTCTTGATTCAGTGTGATGCAGGTTTTGTGGCAGCTAACGTTGGTAACAATGCCGATGTTGTTGGTACAGGCGGCAGCACTACTACTGGTATTTCTAGCATGGAGTTGGCTTCAAGCACGTTGGCAACAACGGCAGCATTGAACTTGAAGGTCGTTGGCTTGTACAACGATGTCAACAATGATTTCGGCACAAATGCCGTGGTGGTAGTCAAGATCAACGAACACGTGTACGGTAGTGCAGGTGTTGCTGGTCAATAAGGAGATAAATCATGGCAATTACCCGTTCCCAACTGGTTAAGGAACTTGAGCCCGGACTGAACGCTTTGTTTGGTCTGGAATACAAGCGTTATGAAAATGAGCATGAGCAGATTTTCTCTATTGAGGCATCTGACCGTGCTTTTGAAGAAGAGGTCATGTTGACTGGCTTTGGTTCTGCCCCTGTGAAAACAGAGGGTGCTGGCATGGCATACGATACCGCTCAGGAATCGTTTACTGCTCGGTACACGCATGAAACCATCGCCATGGCGTTTGCGCTAACAGAAGAAGCGATTGAAGATAACCTCTACGATCGTTTGTCTGTGCGTTACACCAAAGCATTGGCCCGTTCCATGTCCAACACCAAGCAAGTAAAAGCTGCTTCCGTGCTGAACAATGGTTTCACTGGTGGTTCTTTTGCAGGCGGCGACGGCGTGGCTTTAATGTCCACTGCTCACCCTACTGCAATGGGTCCTGACTTCTCAAATCGTCCAGCAGTTGCTGCCGATTTGAATGAAACCTCACTGGAACAAGGCATCATTGATATTGCTGCATTCACTGACGAACGTGGATTGAAGGTTGCATTGACCGCTCGCAAACTGGTTGTTCCAAAAGAACTTCAGTTTACTGCTGAGCGTTTGATGAAGACTTCTTCGCGTGTTGCAACAGCGGATAACGACATCAATGCGATTGTGTCCATGGGCTTGATCCCTGAAGGCTACGTTGTCAATCATTACTTGACAGACACTGATGCGTTTTTCTTGTTGACTGACGCACCTAATGGCCTGAAGATGTTCAACCGTTCACCTGTCAAGACTGCTTTTGAAGGCGATTTTGAAACAGGTAACGTTCGATACAAGGCCCGTGAGCGCTATAGCTTTGGTTTCAGCGATCCACGTGGTATCTACGGTTCTCCCGGCGCTGCATAAGCAATTGGAAAACATAAAAAGGGGCCTTGTGCCCCTTTTTTATTAGTCGTGTAATAGTCATAAAGACTCCGTAGGATTGTTTTGCAGCATGGGGCTGCATCAAATTAAAGGGGTTTTTTATGTACAAGGTAGAAATTAAAATTGGCGAGTATGTTTTTTTGGAAGACGAAATTGTCACCATTGAAACCAGCGACTTTGAAAAAGCGCAGATCATTCAAGAGTTCATTGAGTTTCAACAAGCATACGGCTGGGCGGTTGACTATGATGTGACCGACGAATACTTGGAAAATCAAAGCGACGAAGACGAAGAGTACGTTTACGACGAAGAGACTGATGCTTGGTATTGGTACGACGAAGAAACCGATACTTGGTATGTTTACGATGAAGAGTCTGATGATTTTGTAGAATACGTTGAAGACGAAGAGTAAATTAAATGGGGGCTTTGGCTCCCATTTATGATTCATTTTTGATGCGCAACTTTTCTGCGTGGCGCTCGTTGTAGTGGTAAACCCTGTGGCAGTTTGAGCACAGCACTATGCACTGCTCAACTTCCTCCAACGCTTTTCTGTAGCTCTTAGCTCGTACAAGCTTATGTACACTGTCGTTTTTCATCTCCGGGTCTATGTGGTGAAAATCCAAAATTGCCGGGTGATAAATTCCACACTCAAGGCATGACAGGGTAGCTTTAAACTCTTTCCATTTTTGCTTGAACGTATCGCCCGTTTTTTTAGTAGTGTCTTTGACCTTTTGCGTATTGTCAGCGTAGTGTTTTTTGGAATACTCCTGTTGCTTTTTTTTTCTTTTGATAGGATCTTTGTATGGCATGTTGACATTTTACATAGATTGTGTATATTGAGCACATTCCGGGCTTTCCGGTGTATCTGACAGTCCCGGCTGACGACATGCAGACAGATACGCCTAACTTGCATGTAAGGAAACAATCATGGCATTGACCACATTCTCCGGCCCAGTCTCTTCCCTCAATGGTTTTATTGGTGGCACCGCGACTTCTCCCATTGCAGTAACAACTGCGGACAACATTTCTGAGTCTTACGCTACGACTTCAGCTACCACTGGAGATACGCGCTTGTCGTACAACCGATTGGAATTTACTTCTACCGGTTCTGGCGAAACCATTCGCGCACTGACGCGAGTCACTGGCGCAGGCGCAGCTACTGCTGGAACAATCAACGGCGCACACATCTCCACCTCAATCAACACTACTGGCACAATTTCAGGGGCTGCAAACGCAATTCGTGCGACCTTGGGTGGCTCTGCTGCTTCCCCCGGCGGCACTTTGGCTGTTCTACAGTTGGACACAGACTATTCTGTTAACGCTTCTTTGCCCGGTACAGCTTCGTTTATTCGTGTAACTGACAGCGGTGCAAACACAGGTGAAATTCCTTTGTTAATGAACATTGCAACAGGCCCAGCCGCAACGATTGCACCAACTGCAAGCAGCGTGACTACAGTTTCTAAAGCGATTAAGGTCATGATTGGCGGCACCGTGTACTACGTTCCTGCGTACTCGACCTTTGCATAATGCAGATCACCAAGGAATTCTTGGAGACTGAGATCCGTGACCTAGAGACTGAAGCACAGAAAGCCCAAACTTTTTTTATTCAATCTCAGGCCACGATCCAAGCGTACAAGATGCTTATAAACAGGCTAGA